TACTTGGGGCGATGTAAAATGAGGAGTAATTATGGCTTATCTAAACGCAAACATACCAACAGTTTATGCACAAATTAGAAAAGAGTATTTATATGATCTTAAAAAACATCATGGAGAAGTTGAAGAGTGTATTATCTTTGGCATTACTAGTATGGGGGGCCGTGCTATACTATTCCACGCTCTTATGGGTAACGGTGCAATATTTTATCGCCTGCCAATTAGCGCGTTTATTCAAAAGGGATTTGAACCATCCGGAGTGCCCACAAGAAGACTTGATGAATTGGAGCTTTGGAATTGTTTTTCTTACTATCCTACTGTCACTAGTTGGTCTATTTTAACTGCAGCTTCAGGTTATTATTTCGGTAAAGATAAAAAAAAGCATCACGGTCGTTATTTATTTACTATTGACTGGGCTCATCCAGATGTTAATATGTTAGATACTGATCATTCAGAGATTCCGCACGAACATAAGTGCGCTCACATAATTGCCTTAGATGAGGGTAATTTTGCAGCACAACCAAATAATAGATGTATATGGGACCTACCTTCTTTTACTGTAAAAGATAATACTCCCGATTGGAAAGTGCAAACTAATGAATGGAACGTAGAAGATAGCGGAGCTTGGCGTACAGAAGATACAGATAAGTTCTTCTATGAAATAGAGGAGAAAAAAAATGATTAAAAAAACTTTAAAATGGGTTTGGAATATAATTTGCTGGCCCTGGAAAAAATTTAAACAATGGGTTTGGTCTAGTTAAATGACCAGCTGCAAGACATGTTTTCATCCTTGTCATTGCGGTGAAGATAGAGATCTTCACGCAGATGAATATGGTGTGTGCACCTGCGAAAAGTGTACTTGCAAACGAACTTACAAAAAAGAAAAAGATCACAGTACGGACATAACATACGAAAATGAGTAACAAACCTTTGGATATCGGAGAAGAGGCAAGAGTTCAAATGCCAATGAAGACAGTAGCATCGCTGATCGTGCTGGTAGCAATGGGCGTTTTCGCTTATACCGAGCTGACTGCGAGGTTAGTATCGTTAGAGACATCAAGAGAATTATTTGAAAATGATTTACTTAAAAAATCTGAACAAGTTCCTACAGATCAGGAGCAACATTTTTTATTGGAAGATCTTTATAAAAGTGTCGAGCAGATAGAAACGAGAATCGAGGACATGATGCACAACAAAGTAAACATACAGTTTATACAAAAACAAACTGAGAAGCTTTTAGTTGATGTTGAAAATTTAAAAGATAAAGTAAGAGCAAACGGTAACGGAGCGCATTGATGACAGAGTTAGTGGTAGCCTTACTTATGATTGTACATGGAGAGATTAAAGAAGCACGTATTCAGACTTCAATGTCTGAATGTCTTAAAGGAGCACGTACAGCTAGGCGTGATTCTAAATCGCACGTAAAGTACCAGTGTCTAAAACAGATGGCCGAGCTTGAAAAAAATATAGATGGATCTTTGTCTATAAAAAAGTTAATATTGGAGTAATGAATCTTTCACGGAATTTCACTCTTTTAGAATTAATTAAATCGGACACAGCTGTTCGTAAAGATATTAATAATAATCCAAATGCAGGTCAAATAGAAAAATTAAAAGGACTGTGTGAAAATATTTTACAACCCGTCCGGGACCATTTCGGTAGAGTTAAGGTCACATCAGGGTTCCGTTCAGAAGACCTTTGCTATGCCATAGGTTCAAGTCGGGACAGCCAGCATGCAAAAGCTGAGGCCGCAGACTTCGAATGTGTTGGAGTTGACAATGCAGAAGTTGCTGATTGGATTAAAATGAATCTTGAAACAGATCAATTGATTCTTGAGTTCTACACACCAGGAGAACCTAATTCCGGATGGATACATTGTAGTTGGATACCTGAAGGAAGACGTGAGCAATATATGCATGCATTTAAGTCGGAAGGTAAGACAAAATACAAACCAATAATAGGAAAGGCGAAAGATATAGTATGAGTATAATAGATAAGAAATCAGCTAAATTATTTAGTAAAATAGATACAGTACATGGAACTTGTGAAGAATGTCAGGAAGAAGCGATTTTAGTTGCAATTGTTTCAGAATTTTATAGATGTACTAACTGTGGTCATGATACCAAACAACATATCAATGGCAGGATCAGATATCTTAAATTAGATGAGTCTGATAAGAAATGGATAAAAGATAATTATATTGAATAATGGCTAAGAAGTTTAAATCATTCGAGACACGTGATAAACCTAGAAAACGTGGACCTCGTCAGCACAAGAAAAATAAAAATAAACACGAGAAACGTCAGAAAAAACAAAAGAGATACAAAGGCCAAGGATAAAAACATAAAGGAGAAAGAAATGGTAGATATATTTAAACATTTTACTTTTGTAAAAAAGTATAATGAAATCAAAGATTTAAAAGAAAAAGTTTTAAAATACACAAAAGAAGACTGGGAAAAATATGATTACAGGCAAAAAAATTATATTGTTCACAGTAGCACAAAAACCATACCTTTAATATGGAATGAAATGAATAAAGACAATTTAAGAAATTTAAAAAAAGACGACAGAAAATTTTGGCCTGAAGCAGAAAAATATAAAACAGATTTAGATTCTCTTTCACAAATGTTTACAGAAAAATACGGTAAAGGTTTTATTTCTAGTGCTATGTTAATCAACCTACCTTCAAGAACTGTAATTAAACCTCACGTAGATAACTACGATCCTTATTTTGATCTTGTTAAAAGAACTCATTTAGCGATCGTGACTGATGACGAAGTAATATTTACAGTTGGGGGTGAGGAAAGAAATATAAAAGAAGGTGAAATATTTGAAATAGATAATAGCAATAAACTACACTCTGTTATAAATAACTCAGAAGAAATAGATAGAGTGCATTTATTGGCAGACTGGTTAACAACATAAAGGAGAAAGAAATGACTGAGAAAAAACTAACATTAAAAGCAACAGGCGCAACTCAGAAGCAATGGGGTGTACTTGTTCTTGAACTTAACATACTTAAGAAAGCATGGAAGAGTTATGGAGTAGATATAGATTTGTCTGGTCACGGAATTAAATCTATTGTTGAAAAAGGTACGAGAATTTACGAATTTAAAAACGCTGATGAAAAAACTAAGAAAAATGAATTAAGCGGGTAGCTTAGGTTTTCTCGGTGGAACAGTAATATCTGGAAGTTTTATTTCTCTACATTCAAATTTGATAACAAGTCTATTTTTTTCAATGTGGTCTGCATCAACATTTTCAAGTTTTTTTAATTCCATATAAGTTTTTTGAGCAATTGCATATCCATTTAATGCACAATCATAGTGCGTTTCAAAACCATTTTTTACTGAAAAATGACTAGAGGGACATTGTCCTGTAATCATGGAACATAAATGTAATACAATTATAAATTTAGTCATTGACTCCTGTTGTAATTTTAATATATAATCCTATATGTCAGAAATAACTTTGAAAGGATATAACAAATGACAGATATAAGCAAATACAAAAGTATAGCAATTGATCATGACTGCTATAATAAATTAACAAAACTATCAAAACATCTCGCTCCTAAGCATGCCAAATTGTCTAGGGCACAAGTCGTAAGAGTATTAGTCGAAGAGAAAGTGGAGAAGTTAAATGGCAAACTTAGATAGAGAAATATGTCCCGTGTGCAGTGGAAATGGGTATGTATTATCTGGTGAGACTTTTTATCAATGTAGTTACTGTGAATCTCAAGGCGAGATACCCGTTCGAGAGGCGAGCGTCGAGGAGTTAAAAAAAGTAATTTCAGAACTTCAGATACACAGAAGTGTGTTGCAAGGAAAAATAAAACAACAAGCTTCAAAAATTACTGAGTTAGAAAACACATTAAACATTCAAGAATTTAAAAACCCATGGTCGGGACAATGATATCGGAAATTGATTGCGCATACATTGCAGGTTTGTTTGATGGTGAGGGTTCAATACACATAAGACGTGGTATTGAAAAAAAGAAAAAACACAAAGGTAAACCTGGATACAGGATTTCTAATTCTATGCGTATCAGTATGGAAATTACAATGACAGATAAATCTGTTTTAGTTTGGGTCCATGAAGTATTGGGTGTAGGTACACTTACACCTAAGAAAGTAAAAGGAAACAGAGTTGATGGTACACCTTACCTTAAACAATATAGATGGCGTTGTACATTTCGTGATGCTTATCGTGTGTGTTGTATGCTTTGGCCTTTTGCTCATACAAAACTACCTAAGATACAAGAAGTAATAGATCATTACTCAGACAGTAATATAGTTGATTTAACAGAGTACAGAGTAGCAAAGGAGTTAGAGGTTTGAACTGTTGGCACTGTAAAACAGAATTAATATGGGGTGGTGACCACGATACCGAAGATAATCAGGATTATGATATAGTTAGTAATTTATCATGTCCTAAGTGTCATTCAGCGGTTGATGTGTGGCATCCATCAGAAAAATTAATGGAGGAGTATAAAAAATATGAAGACGATAAGTAATAAAAGATGGAATAAGAAATACGGATTTAGATCAAAAAGGAGAAAAAATAAATGAAGCTGAAGGATAATGTAACACTAGCTGAAGAAGTTAGAACTGAAAAATTTAGAAACGAAAAGCTACATAAAAAATGTAACAAATTAATGAAACAATCTAAAAACCAAGAAGAGGAAATTTTAGAACTGAATGAATATATTGATTCTTTAGAAGCACAGATTGCAGACTACAAGAGAAGATTTGTACCTGACTTTGATATGCTTCAAAAAGGTGGTGAGTCGGTCCCAATATCTGATTTAAAAATTATGTCAGATAAAGCTAAACGTTCTATGGCAAAAAGATTCCTTAAAAAATATGGTGAGGAATGGGTAAAGAAAAATATAATTGATAATGAAGATTTAAAATAATGCCTAGGAAATGTTATGTTAAAAAAGAAATAAAGATAAGCAAACATAAATTTTTACTAGAAATTTATTATGCTTTAGAAGGACATAAAGATGTTTGTTGGGAAGTATTTCCATTTGATAACCAGGCGTCTTTGTATGCTTTTGAAAATAAACACAAAATAGAAAAAATAGTAGAAAGAAAACATTTGTATGAATCTAAAGTGGAATAAAAAATTTATCTACCCTACGTCAACAAGATCACTGTTAAATGATGAGAGAGTCTATGACGTATCTCAAGAAAAGTTACCAAGTGTTACAACCATACTATCAGCTACTCAGCCTCAAGATAAGCTAGACTCTATCGCGAAATGGAAAGCTAGGGTTGGAGACGTTGAAGCGGATAAAATTAAGAATACTGCAGCTAATAGAGGAACTATCATGCATAGCATTTTAGAGGGTTATATAATTGAAAAAGAGGTCCTAGATATGACTGAGGCGGGCGTACAAGCTCATTCGATGGCTAAAACGATCATCGATAAGGGTTTGCCTGATTTAGAGGAGATATGGGGCTCTGAGGTGGTAGTAAGCTATCCTGGACTGTATGCCGGTGCAACTGATCTAGTTGGAGTTTATATGGGACGTGATAGTATAATAGACTTCAAGCAATCGAACAAGCCCAAACGTATCGAGTGGATAACTGATTATAAGTTGCAGATGGTGGCTTATGCGATGGCCCACAACTACGTTCACGGCTCTGAGATCGAGCAAGGAGTTATATTGATGTGTACTCCTGATAATTTTTTTCAACGATTCATAATCAATGGCTCCGAGTTTCGAGCACTTAGTCACGAGTGGCTGGCCCGAGTCGATGCTTATTACAAGGTTCGAGCAGCTAGGAGCGAGAGTCGAGAAACGGGGAAAAATGAGTAAAATTAATTTGTGGAACTTTTGTGGAAACGACGAAAATTTTGTGGAAAAACGTTTTTACTTTAGAATGATTCTAAACTTTTGTTACATTCTGACGCAGATTTTAGCCATTTTCCACATTTTCCACATTTTTTTTCGACGAAATGTGGAAGATTTTGTGGAACTTTTATTCAATGATTTCAGCTACTTAAGGGTTGTTTTTATGATTTCCACATTTTCCACAGCGTTTCAGAAATATTTTCAGAATTTTTATATTTATATATATTTATATCTTATAGAGTGGAAAGGAGTCAGCTATGAATAAAAAATCAAAAAATAAAAATAAAAAAACAATTCCGTTGAATTTAAAGTCATTGGGTAACAATATATTAGACTACCCTTTTGTAGAAATAGAGTGGTTGGATATCGAGGGGGACGCCGGTTGGAGTACCACAAAAGATTTGAATAAAGAAAAATTACCTACATGTGTTTCCAAAGGATACTTAGTCAGTCAAAAAAACGGAGTGACTAGAATATTTACTGACTATATTAAATCAAAAGAAAAACCTACATTTGACAGTATTGGTAATACTACTATTATCCCAACCTCTGTAATTAAATCTATTAAAAAAATATTATTGTAATGAAGGTTCTGGCTCTTCTGGAATGGGTTCTTCAAGTAACTCTTGCTCTGTTTCTTCTATGGTTTCTATTTCATCTTCCGGCTCTGATGATAGCTCTATTTGCGGTTGTTCTTCTGTAGATTGACCCTCGATTATTTTTGAATGATCATCAACCATTTTTTCTAATTTAGACATTAACTGATCTCTATCAAGATCATCAATCTTACCTGTCTTAATCATTTTTCTATCAATGTAATATCCGGCAACTTTCCCTCTGGCTACTTCCATGTTACCCGCTGCAGAATATGCTCCCTTCTTCAACGCTTGGTCACGTATTTTTGCAAGCTGCTCAAGGTGTCTGTCCATAGTAACTTCGTACTTCTTCCTGGCTTCCTCACGCAGATCACCAATGTACTGAACTACAAGAGGGTATAATTTAGGATTAGTTAGTTTTGAAGAGGCGACTCTCGCTGCAAGATCAGATGTTGGGCCGTAGCCGGCTTCCTTCGCACACTCCCAAGCATCTCTGCTTCCGTCGTTGTACACAATAAGCTCAGCGAATTTTTTCTGTTTCTCTGTTAATCTTTTAGTTAATCCCATGTTTGACTTTTACCCTAACATTTTATAAAAGGCAAGGCATGAGAGATACAAAGAAATTGACTGAATATGCAGAGCAAACCAAACGAAAACTAAAAGAAAACTTCTTGTTTAAACACCTGGTTAAGGCTGTTGAATCAGGAGCAAATGGAACATTAAAATACATAATCAAAGAGGGCCCAGGAAAAGGAAAGGAACCAAAAAAATAATGTACGTAAGACACCTTCAAGAATATCTTGACAAATTTACAGATGGTACTAAAGGCAACGCCGTAAGTAATGCTACGATCTACATGGATAACGGCAGCGGAAATATTTTCCCGATTGGTAAAATTGAAGTACAGGAATCGACTATAATAGGCAAACCTTCTGTTAGAGTTGTGATCAAACCTGACCTCAAAGATCAGATACCAAAACTGAAAAAATTCATACTTACATAGGCACCTGTTAGGGTGAATATTAATGAAACCTGAGACGAAATTTTGGCATGAAATTAAGAAAAATACTAAGCAAATTAGTTGGACTAGACTTGAAAACCTTAGTGCTTTTGGTACTCCCGATCTATTGGGCTATAATACTAATAGGCACTTTTTTACATTGGAGCTAAAGGTAACAAGAGCTAACAAGATCAAGTTCTCACCCCATCAAATTGCCTTCCATATTAAGCATCCTGACAACACTTTCATCTTAGTTTCTCGCCTCTTGTCTCGAGGCTCAAAACTTTTTGAGAAAGAAGAAGTCTACTTGTACAGAGGAAAGAGAATACAGGAGCTTGTCGCTTGCGGCTTGACGCTTGCTGCTTGCCGATCAGGGCTTGATGCTTGCATCAATCATCTCGAACAGCTTGGTGCTTGACGCTTGGTGCTCGCTGCTTGACGCTTGAGGCTTGCTGCTTGTCGCTTTGGCCCGGATCCGGCGCACGCTGTACCCCACCGTCGTGGGTTCTCCAGCTAATGGCCTGATCCGATTTATCCCTGGGGATTCTATAAAATTTTGGATGTTTAAATACAAATGTCATTTTTAGTGTTTACCATAACTAACATTTTTTATGTCTTTATTCCAGCATGCTCGGCAATCTAAACACTGGCCGCCCTGAGTAGGTGCTGGACAGCTCGGGCTCCCATCGGTCACCACTGTTGACGAATGCGACCAGGCGTTGCCAGCGGTCCCGTCTACACGTGCAGCGGATAACCTAATAATTAAATTTGCTGGAACCTCTTCAGGCGCTGGCAGGTATTGCCGCTCTTGAGTTGGTAACCAGTGTTTCGTGTCAGGTGTGAGCTTGCATACTTCAATAATTTTTGCCATATGCTCATGACTTTGTACATCTCCCGCGTCATGCCATCTAAACCATTTTTGACGCTTGATAACAGCCGTCATTGCTTCAACCCATTGCGGGTGATTGATAGCGTCCAGCCTTCTATATTGCGCCTCCCTGATTGCAGGGTATCTAACATAATTATTTTTCATAGCATAACAGCCGTAACATGGTGAAGTCTTAACCTTCCTGAGCTTCGCGCCAGTCTGGCAGGCCCACGCTGGCAGGCTGTAACTTAAGCCAGGCATCTTAGAGGTTCTAGTGAATGAGTCTGTAATTTTTAATGCTTCTTTTACTTTCATAATTTCTCCTTTATTATCCTATACTATAAATCTTTTGACTTGTCAAGGTCCCGGCTTGTTGCTTGCCGCTTGTTGCTTGCCGCTTGCTGCTTGTAGCTTGAGACTCTTAAAAAATTTTCGACAGCTGCGAAGGTAACCTTGCGGCAGCTGGTTATGCGGCCGCAAGAAATAGTGAGTGAGATCGTTATTCCTGATCTTCATCCGGGAACCTCTTCGCCATCTTCTCCTGGTCCGCCTTCACCAGTCTCAGGATCTCCTCCAGGGCGTCTGCTATTCTTTTCAATTGTGTATCGTTCATAATTATTCCTTTCAATATTATCCTATACTATCTTATACTAGCTGTCAAGCGCTTGCTGCTTGTAGCTTGCTGCTTGACCCTTAAATCATATACCAGCAACGCCATCCTGATCAGGGAAGCCAGCGCTACTGGTCCAAGTATCGACGCTACCCTTTCAGGTCACTGCTTAGGTCCAGGGAAATGCCATAGGCAAGATATGTACCCCTAACTTGGTCATCATTAGCAGGACCCTGAGTTGAGGCCGGCGTGCTTTATTTTAACAGCCCGGGCAACAGGCCTAACAGGTTATCACCTGTCAGGGTCCAGCAAATAATAATCTTAGGACCTACAATGGTAGAGCATTGTAGATCCATAAAATTTTACTGATCAGTCACTATGCTACGCGGGGAGTTGACGCCCTGTCCTTCAGTCAACATTCGGGGTACCCTTAAGCGTCCGCCGTGTTATAGTGTTTACTCTCACAGTCATTAATGACTAATCCCAGATCCATTGGATGTTTCGAAAGTTAAGACTTAGTCTCCCAATGGATCAGGGATCAGCACCCCAACGAAGACGGCTAACTAGTAGCGGTGTGACGTGGGGTCTTTACCCGAGAGTTTATAGTTATGTTCAGCGATAAACTCACAAATGAAGCTGATACTCCTATATAATCCTATTGACAAAGATTGTCAATAGTATAAAACAAAAAAATAAAAATAAATTAATTAAATATAGAAAGGTCATTATGACAAAAATAAGAATGAATACAGAGTTGCGAAACAAACTCTTTAATAAAATAAAAAATGTCTTTGAGAACGAGGACACACAAGAACGAGAGGCATTTCTTCAAGCAAGGGAAGATGTTGATAGACAATATGAACACGCACATAGACTAGCAGTTGATGTTGTTGAAAGAGCATATCCACCAGAAGATGTTGCAGTATTAAGAACTTTCAAAAAGAAATATGGAAGTCCTTGTGATGTTGTTGCAAAAGATAAATGCTTTTACTTTGCACACAACGAAGATTTAGACGACGACGGGGAAACAAAAGAAACTAAATCACATTTTGATTTTGGTTTGTTTGGTAATCTAAATGGTAGTGAGTACCATAGTGAAGACGGACAAAAGTTTGCAACTGCATATTTTAGAGAAGATTTAAAAGCTATGGATTGCAACCCAGATATCTTTGCACAACAAAATGATAACAAAGATAATCCACACAAAACAAAACATGTTGAG